ACACAAACTGCACTTGATCTTAAGCTTTCTTCTGCAACTGCAGCAACCACATATCAGACAAAAGTTACAAATGTTTCAGATACTGAAATTGGATATCTTGATGGTGTTAGTTCAGCAATTCAAACACAACTTGATGCAAAGCTTTCTTCTGCAACTGCAGCAACTACATATCAAGCAAAGGTTGCACTTGTTTCAGATACAGAGATTAGTTACCTTGACGGAGTTACTTCTGGAATTCAAGCACAGATTAATCTTAAAGCACCTCTTGCTTCACCTACATTTACTGGCACAGTATCTGGTGTAACTAAGTCAATGGTTGGTCTTGCTAACGCAGACAACACATCAGATGCACTTAAGCCAATTTCAGATGCTACATCATCAGCACTTGCTCTAAAGGCTCCTCTTGCATCACCAACATTTACAGGAACAGTAACTCTCCCATCAGGAACAGTTACATCAGGAATGATTGTTGACGCAACAATTGTTGATGGAGATATTGCTTCAGCAGCAGCAATTGCTCAGTCTAAGATTGCAAACCTTACTACAGATCTTGCTGCTAAAGCACCTCTTGCTTCACCAGCACTCACTGGTGTACCAACAGCAACATTAGCTGCAACAGGAACAAATACAACACAGATTGCAACAACAAGCTTCGTACAGCAAGAAATCAATGTTTTAACTACTGGTGCGCCAGCAGCTCTAAACACACTTGATGAACTTGCTGCAGCACTTGGCGATGATGCCAACTACGCAGCAACAATTACAACAGCACTTGGTAACAAAGCCCCAATTGCTTCACCAACATTTACTGGTACAGTAACAGCACCTAACATCACAGCAACATCATTAATTACTGCTTCTGCTTCAGGTGTAGCATTTACTGACGGTACACAGACAAAAGCTGGAGTACCATCATTAACAACTACAACAACTACAATCTCAGCAGCATATAACCTATCAACAGGTGGACTTGCACTACGCGATCAGCTAGTACAAATCTCTGGAGCACACGCAGTAACCGTTCCAACTAACGCAACAACTGCTTTCCCAGTAGGAACATCAATCAGCTTCTGGCAATCATCTGGTGCAGGTGGAGCAAACTTTGTAGCAGCAGTTGGAGTAACAATATATGCAGCACCAGGAAACATCCTAAGAGCACTATATTCATCAGCAACACTTACCAAGGTATCAGCAGATGCATGGTTACTATCTGGAGATATAAAAGCATAGTACTTATTAAATAATAGAGCACTAACTCTATACTAAAGATTTACACGCTCTTTATGAGCGTGTTTTTCTTTTTAAAGTGTGTTATACTTAGGTACTGCTTTAGAAAACATAAAGCACTCCGTTAATTTTACTTTGAAAGGTATATAAAAATGTTAGAAAGCGTATTTTCATTTCGTTTATCAGAAGAATTTGTAAATAAATATCAGTTTACTCCAGCCCCATTTGGATTTTCAGATGCAGGGTCTAATTCATTAGGAGAGATAACATTTATTCGTACATACTCTCGTGTTAAAGAAGATGGAACAAAAGAACGCTGGCATGAGGTTTGTCGCCGTGTAATTGAGGGTATGTATTCAGTACAAAAGAATCATGCCAAAGATAATCGTCTACCATGGAATGATAACAAAGCACAGAAGTCTGCACAAGAAGCCTTTCAAAGAATGTTTGAATTAAAGTGGACTCCTCCAGGTCGTGGCCTTTGGGCATTTGGTACACCAATGACTATGGAGAAGCGTAACTCTTCATCCCTCCAAAATTGTGCAATGGTTTCAACTAGAGACCTTGATCGCAATGACCCTGGTGCATTATTTGCTTGGGTAATGGATGCATTAATGCTGGGTATTGGAGTTGGATTTGATACCCTTGGACAAGACAAAAAAATGTCAATATATGCACCCACAGAACCAGAGTCAACTTATGAAATTCCTGATACTCGTGAAGGCTGGGTTGAATCAGTTCGTATGCTGATTAACTCATTCCTACGCCAGAATCAATCAATTCAGCTTTTCAACTATGACCTAATCCGTCCTCTAGGAGCCCCTATTAAGGGCTTTGGAGGCGTTGCAAGCGGTCCAGCACCACTGATTGATCTCCATACACGTATTCGCAATGTAATTGGTTCTAGGGCAGGAGAGTTCTTAGACAGCCGTGCTATTGTTGACATTATTAATCTTATTGGTACCTGTGTGGTATCAGGAAATGTTCGTCGTTCTGCTACTCTTGCACTTGGTACTCCAGAAGATGATGGATTCATTAATCTTAAGAATCCAGAAGTATTTCCAGAACGTAATTCATATGATCCAGAAAAGCCAGGTTGGGCATGGATGTCAAATAACTCTATCTCAGCAACAGTTGGAACAAAATATGAAGACTATGTAGATTTAATTGCAGACAATGGAGAGCCAGGTTTTATCTGGCTTGATGTTGCCCGTGATTATGGCCGTCTTGCGGATGCTCCTGATTATAAGGACAGTCGCATTATGGGCTTCAACCCTTGTGCGGAGCAGCCATTGGAATCATACGAACTTTGTACACTTGTAGAAGTGCACTTAAATCGTCATGAATCTAAGGAGGACTTCCTCAAGACGTTGAAGTTTGCGTACCTTTATGGAAAGACTGTAACACTTCTTCCAACACACTGGCCACAAACAAACGGTATTATGCAACGTAACCGTCGTATTGGAACTTCATTGACAGGTATTGCATCATTTGCAGATACATATGGTCTTCCAACAACTCGCCAATGGATGGATGAGGGATACAAAAAGATCCGTCACTATGACCACAAGTACTCAGAGTGGCTTTGTGTTCGTGAGTCAGTTCGTGTAACAACAGTAAAGCCATCAGGATCTGTTTCACTTCTTTCTGGTGCAACTCCTGGAGTTCACTGGGGACCAGGTGGAGAATTTTATCTACGTGCAATTCGTTTTGGAAACACTGATCCAATGCTTCATCTTTTCAAAGCTGCAGGGTATAAGATTGAAGCAGATCTAGTATCAGCAAATACCTCAGTAGTATACTTCCCAGTTGCTTCAGGACATAAGCGTTCTGAAAAGCATGTTAGCTTATTTGAGAAGATTGGTCTAGCAGCAACAGCCCAGAAGTATTGGTCAGACAATGGTGTTTCTGTAACACTTTCATTTGACAAAGAGACTGAAAAGAAGTTTGTTGCTCCAGCATTAAATATGTACGAAGGACAGTTAAAGGCTGTATCCTTCTTGCCAATGGGAGATAAGGTTTATCCACAGCAACCATATAGCGAAATCTCAAGAGAAGAATACAATGCATATGTAGGCACAATTGGTAAGATTGACTGGTCTGCTATTTATGATGGCGTAGAAAATCTTGAGGCTGAAGGAGAGCAGTATTGCTCAACAGATGCCTGTGAGATTAAACTCTATTAATGGTAAGGGCTTGTTCACTTTAACAGTGTTATGGTATACTTATGGTTATGAGTAATGTAAATAATCCATTGATTAATCAAAAGACTGGTTTGCCTATTGTAGGAAATGTCCGTAAAAAGGTCATTGAAAAGAACTACGATTGGGGACTTTATGTATACAAGAAGTCTACTGGCAAGTGGTTTACTGACGGCAGTGGCAATGTTCTAAATATTGAATCAATGCGTAACGATTTTACTAAAATTGCGGAACTTAAAAGTGCAGCAAAGCACTATGGTGATCCAGGAGACGGTGAAGCAATATTTGTTCCTGGACTAACACGTATTTCTGATGAACAACATTCAGAGCAGCTTGACAGAATGTCTAGTGGTTTGATTCCTTCAATGAATGACCTTGGGGCATGGAAAGCAGCACAGGATACACTAAACGTTGCTGGAAGAGAGGCTTTTGATGAATGAAGATGTTGATTACACATACATTTCTGCAAGTTTAAATACTCAGGAAGAGCAGGAAAATGTTTTTAAAGAGCAAGATCCTTTTAACAAGTCTTGGGAAACATTAAAAGATTTTAATGGTTTAGATCAAAACTTTCGTCGCAGAACAACAAGAAGCATTGGAAAGTATGTTGACGTAAATACAGAAGCGTATGCAGATTCTGCTAACGCTACCCCAACTGGTGTTGACGCTGGTTCAAAAGCAATTAACCCTGGAACTGTATACAGAAATGGCTATGGCCTATTTGACGTAATTACTCCTCCATTTAATTTATACGAACTTGCAAATTTTTATGATACCTCTTTTGCTAACCATGCTGCTATTGATGCAAAGGTTGCAAACATTGTTGGACTTGGATATTCTTTTGAAGTAACAGGTCGCACAATGTTGAGCTTTGAAGGCAAAGAACAAAGTGCTACAGATAAAGCACGAAAGCGTATTGAAAGAATGAAGTTTGAAATGCGTGATTGGCTTGAAGGCCTTAACGATGATGATTCATTTACAAAAACAATGGAAAAGGTATACACAGACCTTGAATCAACTGGAAATGGTTTCATTGAAGTTGGTCGCACAGTAAACGGAGATATTGGTTACGTAGGACATATCCCATCAACAACAATTCGTATCCGTCGCCTACGTGATGGCTTTATGCAGATAATTGGTCAAAAGGTTGTTTACTTTAGAAATTTTGGTGCAACCAATGCAAACCCAGTAACAGCAGATCCAAGACCAAATGAAATTATTCATATCAAAGAATATTCACCATTAAATACATACTATGGTATTCCTGATATTGTTGCAGCAATTCCATCATTGCTTGGAGATCAACTTGCATCTCAATATAACATTGATTATTTTGAGAACAAGGCTGTTCCACGATATGTTGTAACTCTTAAGGGAGCAAAGCTTTCTAATGAAGCAGAAGACAAGATGTTCCGCTTCCTACAAACAGGGCTAAAGGCTCAGTCGCACAGAACTCTTTACATACCACTTCCTGGAGATACAGACCAGAATAAGGTTGAGTTTAAGATGGAGCCAATTGAAAACGGAATACAGGATGGTTCCTTTAAAGAGTATCGTAAGCAAAATCGTGATGATATTCTTGTTGCTCATCAAGTGCCAATTTCAAAACTTGGCGGTACTGATTCAGCAGCAATTGCAGCCTCAATAGCACAAGACCGTACATTCAAGGAGCAGGTTTCACGACCAGCTCAAGGTCATTTAAATAAGGTTATAAGCAAGATCATTAAGGAAAAGACAGATATTCTGGAGTTAAAGTTTAATGAGCTTACACTTACAGACGAGATAACTCAATCACAAATCCTTGAGCGCTATGTTAAAACTCAGGTAATGATGCCTAATGAAGCACGTGAAGCAATTGGTTTACCTCAGCATCCAGATGGAGATACACCTTTTGTAATGTCACCAAGACAAGCAGCAGATGCAACTTCAAATTCTGCAGGCAACAGAGCAAGAGATACAGAACGAACAAATAGCCAATCCGATGGCCCAGCAACAAC